GCCTACGGCGTGCCAATTCGCAGGCGAGATCCGATATGGTCACGGGTATGGGAGCGGATGTTTGACGGCTTAACATACGAACAGCAATGCTTTCTATTCGAGCGTGGCATTCTGGCGATGACGCGCGAAATGAGCGTCAAGGAACTGACGGAATACATGGATGCGGTGCAGGGCCACTACCGGGCGCAAGGCGTGCCGCTGACCGACCCAGAGATACTGAAGTATGAGAACGAGGTGCCGCGATGAAATGGCAATCAATAGAAACAGCGCCGAAAAAATCAACCGATCCTGACGTTTCCTTTGGGCCTATGGTCATCTTGGCAAGCACGAACGGCCATCGCGCTATTGGATATTGGTCAGATGGATACGGCGTGCGGCGCGAAGGATGGGTGAATCCGCACGATCACCAAGTAATGAATTATTGGAACGCATTTACCCACTGGATGCCACTACCGGAGCCGCCGAGATGAATTTGACCGGACAACAGCCATCACAGAAGCCGCAGAGGGTTAAGCCAAACCCGGCTTATCTGGCCAAGGTGCGCGAACTGCCCTGCATCATCTGCACAGCCTACGGCCTGCCACAGCAAAGCCCGACCACGGCACATCATCCGATCCATGACCGATACGCCACGCGCAAGGTGCCTGACGAGATGGCTATCCCTTTGTGCAATGGTTGCCATCAGGGCGACTTTGACACGTCTAAGGTCGCAGTGCATCGGGAACCTGCCAAGTGGAAACGGCTTTACGGGCCAGATCACACCTACATCGCAATCACTCAAGACATGATTGAAGCAAGAGAGGCAAACACAATATGACCGAGACACAGACCGCGCAGATATTGGCGCACCTTAAGACAGGCCGCAGCATCACGCCGATTGACGCGCTAGACTGGTTTGGCTGCTTCCGACTTGGGGCGCGTATCTATGACCTCAAGCAGGACGGCCACAATATCTACAGAGAGATGGTTGAGACCGACAGCGGCAAGCGTGTTGCGTCCTATACGCTGGTGAAGCCATGACAAAGCTGCGCGTCTTGGACCTGTTTAGCGGCATCGGAGGCTTCAGCCTGGGCCTTGAGCGGACAGGCAGTTTTGAGACCATCGCGTTCTGCGAATACGAACCATTCCCCCGCGCTGTCTTGGCGAAGCACTGGCCTGATGTGCCATGCTTTCCAGACGTGCGAACTCTGAAAGGGACCGACATTGACGGAACAGTTGACGTTATTTGCGGCGGATACCCATGCCAGCCATTTTCCACCGCCGGGCAGCGAAGAGGCAAGGAAGATGACCGCCATCTCTGGCCGGAATTTAGTCGGCTCGTGGCTGAACTCCGGCCCTCTTGGGTCATTGGAGAAAATGTTGCTGGCCACATCAGCATGGGCCTCGACGACGTGCTTTCTGACTTGGAGGGACAAGGTTACGCCTGCCGGACGTTTGTTATTCCAGCTTGCGCCGTTGACGCACCGCACAGAAGAGACAGAGTTTGGACTGTGGCCTACTGCGCGCAGTTGCAGCGCGATGGAAGCAGAAAACATCGGAAACAGGGTAAACGACAAGTTTCCAAATCTGGAGAGCGAGGTGGCGCGGAGTTTGTGGCCAACACCAACAACCCGAGATTACAAGGGCGGTCGCAAGCCAGAGACGCTAGAGGCAAGTGGTCGTGGCGCAACGAACAGCCTGAACGACGCTCTGACCTGCCAAGGGCAGCATGGCTCTTTGAACCCGACGTGGGTCGAGTGGCTAACGGGGTTCCCAGAAGGGTGGACCGACTTAAAGCCCTCGGAAATGCCGTCGTCCCGCAAATCCCAGAAATGATAGGCCGAGCAATACTGGCGGCAGAACTGGAGGCCAGCCAATGAAATGCCTGACAATCAAGCTACCGTTCCCCCCGGCCATCCTGAACCCCAACGCGCGACCGCATCACCTGCGCTTGGCGGCTGAGAAAAAACGTTATCGCCAGCACTGCGGTTGGGAGTGCAAGACGTGGGGCGTCAATCGGTTCAAAGCGGACCAGATACATCTACAAATCGAGTTTCACCCACCGAACAACCGACGCAGGGACCGCGATAATCTCATTGCCGCATTCAAGGCGGGCCAGGACGCGCTGTCCGATGCGCTGGGCGTGGATGACAGCCTGTTCCATGTTTCATACGCGCCAATACAGCCTCCAGACGCAGCGAAGCTGGGCTACGTCATCGTGCGTATCTCGGACATGCCGCTGGTCGCTGAGGTGCCGTTTGAGGGGTGGATAAAATGACAAGCGGCCCTTACCGTGAGGCAGGGCCGCTTGAAAATTCGCTGGTGAGGCGATATAAGCGAAGCACGTCAATGCTGAGAATGTTGTAACACCGGGTGGTGCCGTGTTCAAGTCTCAGCCCGAAAAGTGAAGGGCAAAATGAAATCAGACAGATGGTATAAGCGCGACCCGCGCGACTTCCTTGAGGGCGTTCAAGGCATGGGGCCAGAACTGATTGGCGCGTATGCCGTCATTCTAGACATACTGTACGCAAGGCATGGAGAGATGCCGCGAGACGACAGGCACCTGGCTGGCGTTTTGGGCTGTTCAATCCGCAAGGCGCGGTCTCTGACTGAGCAACTTTTGGCGGTTGGAAAGATTAAAATCGAAGGCGGAAACATCGTCAACGAGAGGGCCTTGCGCGAAATAAAAGAGCGCGAAACCAACGCGAAACCAACGCGAAACGATTACGAAAACAGGGGTGCATCTAATGAAAGCAGCAACTTAGCGCGACAGAGAAGAGAAGAGAAGAATATAACCCCCCTTACCCCCCAAGGGGGGCTGAGACGAAAAGCTGGTGTTCCTCAAGGTGTAATTAAACTTTTGAACGGAGATGGATGATGGACTTCAACGAAAGAAAGCGACAGGCGCAGAAAATGTTGATAGATTTTCTCAGCGTATTTTCAGCGCCTAGGGGGCTGGATGAAAGTCAAATGGCAAACCGCATCACGCAGATTGCCGACGCCTTTGCCCGAAGGATGCCGACGAAATCAGATTACGAGGCGTCGGTGCAGGCTGTTCTGCGCAAGGTGATGGATACTCACCTTAGCAACACATGGCCTCCGCAGGCCGCGTTCGTTATGGCCATGCCAAACCGAGAACTGCGCGAGTTTCAGGCGCAGGAGACGTTTAAGCCAGATGATCCGATGCAGCACGCTATTAATCGCATGGAGGCGGGGCAACACGTTCCAGAGCCTGTCCTTTGGGGCGCTACGTCTGGCCAACTGCCTCACAGGCATCTTGACCGATACCGCAACGCATCAGTTTTGAACTGGATGAGCGTTTACGGGTCAGACGCCGCAGAAAAGATGAGGGCGAGATATGGCGAGATTGTTAACGCATACTTTCCAGAGAGGGCAGCAAATGGGCGTTGAGGCAATTCCGTTCAACAAGGGACAAGTTGGAAAGTCGCGGGCTTTGATTGTTTGCGATGATTGCTCCCATTCGGTTGAAGTTCCGTGCTCATATCTCAACGCAACAGGCCCAAAGGGCCATCAGCCAAACGTCTCACAAGCGCGAGGCAGAGCACTCGGTATGGGCTGGACATACGTTAAATCGAAACTGCGCTGCCCAACATGCGAAGAAAAAAGAAAGGTCGTTCCAATGAAATTCAATAAGCAGCCAGCAGCGCCAAAAGAGCCGACAAAGCGCCAGCGGATTGAAATCTTTACTATGCTCGCCGAGTGCTACGACATTGACGCTGGCCGCTATCAAAGGGGCGATACTGATGAGACAATCGCAGATGTGTTGGGCGTAATGCCCGGATGGGTGTCTCAGATAAGAGAGGCTGAGTTTGGGCCTGACGGCGGGAATCAGGACATTGAATCGCTCGCGGCAAAAATCGACGATATGCTCAAAGAAATGGAGGGCATTAAGGGCGACTGTTTGGCCATTCAAAAGGACGCAGAGTCAATCATTAAGATGGCAAAAACAGCACTAGACAGCAATGAAAAGAAATTGGCCGAGGTGTCGGTTATGAAGTCCGAACTTGAGCAGATTAAAAAAGCGGTTGGGCCGCGCACGCTTAAAGCTGCGGGGTGCAAGTAATGCAATTTTCGCACTGGACGGATGAGGACATCATCGACCGCTTTCTTGAAGGCATGAACTTTGGTCGGCTGGCACGCATGACTGGCCGCACCATACCTGAAATCAAACGCATCATCACAAGGAGTGAACCATGCAACAGCTAACAATCGCAGGCAACGTCGGCAAAGATGCTGAACTTCGCCGCACAGGCAACGGCGATGCCGTTCTCGGATTTTCCGTAGCAGTGGACAACGGCAAGGACAAAAACGGCAACAAGCGCGACAGCACATGGTTTGATTGCAGCATCTGGGGCAAGCGGGCCGAAAGCCTTGAGCGGTATATCACCAAGGGAACAAAGGTGGTTCTGACTGGGCGTCCGACAGCGCGAGAACACAATGGCAAGGCGTATCTGGGCATCAGCGTCAACGACCTGACGTTTATGGGGGGCAACAGCCAAGGCGAGCGGCGTCAGGACAGCTACCAAGCGCCGCAACAGCCTGCGCAACAAGGGTTCGATGACGAGATACCATTCTGATGCTTTGCAAGTTTGCAGGTCAGTTTGCAGTTTTGCAGATTGCACCCTGACCTGTGAATGATAGCATCAGAACGCACGGCCTAGGTTAGCTACCGAACACCGGCCCTCCTCCCGGCTGGCCGTGCGCGAAACAGGGGGGAAGCGATAGGAGGTCGCATGTCATTACAGGAATACCGTCAATTCATTGCATCACGCGCGGTAGCGCAGACGATGCAGGGCTTTGCACCGAAGCCAATCAACAGCATGGCAAAGCAACACCAGATTGCCGCGCTGGACTTTGCGCTTAATCGCGGCAAGAGCGCGGCGTTTCTTGATACCGGACTTGGTAAATCATTCATTGAACTGGAGTGGGCGCGGCAGGTATCCGAGGAAACCGGAAAGCCTGTTCTAATCCTCACGCCGCTGGCCGTTGCTGGTCAGATGGTCCGAGAGGGCGTCAAGTTTGGCATTGATGCGCGGCAGATACGCGAGCAGCACGAAGTCGGCGAAGGCGTCATGGTGGCGAACTATGAGCGTTTGCCAAAGCTGGACCCATCTTCGTTTGGCGGCGTTGTTCTGGACGAGAGCAGTATCCTCAAGTCGTTTGCGGGCCGCACGCGCAACCTGTTGATGGATGCGTTTGATGGTCTGAATTACAAACTGGCCGCGACCGCTACGCCTTCACCGAATGACCACATGGAACTTGGCAACCATGCGGAGTTTCTTGGCGTGATGCGACAGCAGGAGATGCTGTCAAAATGGTTTATCAACGACACCAGCACGGCATCGCAGGAATGGCGGTTGAAGGGTCACGCGCAAGAGGACTTCTGGTCATGGGTGGCGTCATGGTCACGCTGCGCAACGCTGCCATCGGATCTAGGCGGAGACAATACAGGATATGTGTTGCCTGATATTGACCGACGCTTGCATCAAGTCGCAGCCGACCGAATGGCAGACGCAGAGCAAGGTATGCTGTTTCGTATCCCAGAACTCAGCGCAACCAGCTTTCACCAAGAGAAGCGCCTGACCATGCAAGACCGTTGCGAACGCGCTGCGGAACTTGCGAGCCACGATAAGCCGGTCACGGTCTGGTGCGAAACGAACGAAGAGAGCGCCTTGCTCGCGAAGATGATTGACGGGGCCATTGAGGTCAGGGGAGACCAAAAGCCGGAGGAAAAAGAGGCTCGGCTGTTGGGCTTTGCCGATGGTCAATATCGGGCAATCGTGACTAAACCAAAGCTTGCAGGCTTTGGCGTGAACTGGCAACATTGCGCACATGCCGTCTTTGCGTCAATCTCGTTCTCATATGAGCAACACTATCAGGCAGTGCGGCGGTCGCATCGATTTGGGCAAAAGGAGCAAGTCAGGAACGATATAGTTATCGCAGACACAGAAGCCGCCATTTGGCGGGCCATTCATGGCAAGGCCGAAAAGCACGAAGAAATGAAGCGCCGCATGTCAGACGCTATGCGCCGCGCACAATC